TGCTGTGGGCTGTTGAGCCTGACCGAAGAACTGCCCTGCACCACCAAACAATCCTTCGTACATAGATTGCTCTTCAGGCGACAAAGACATCCCTATCTCAAGACCACCTTGAGGTTGAGGCGCTGGCTGTTGATATTGCCTTGCCATAGCATCTGCCGCAGGTTGACTGTCAGGGCTACCAGCAAAGCGGGGCATTTCAGCAGGACGACCTTGTCCACTTCCAAATGCACCGCCAGCGTCCATCACAGTACCGGGCTGAAAAGTTCCTGGCATTGGTCTAAGAACAGGTGTAAAGCCGGGAGATACAGGCCCACCAGTCATCATAGGAGGTGCTAGAGGGTTTGGAGTTATTCCCGGTCTTCCCCTAGTCCCTTGTCCGGGCAATACCATAGAAGGTGGAGCTATCGGCATTATCCCCGGAGGAGGCGCTACAGGTCCACCAGTCATCATAGGGGGTTGTGGTTGACCACCCATACGAGCAGTAAACGCAGATCCTGTGGGAGTAGTTACAGTAAACGGTCTGAACTGTGACTCTTGTTGACCCCTTTCTGCAAGATCCATAGAGCGTTGATAAGCTGTGTCACCTACGTTGCTAAGTCTGTCGTATGCTTCTTTAGTTAGCAAAGACCCAGCAATAGCTGGCATAGCTGGTGAGATAGCAGAGCCTATCTGTTGCACTCCTCCAAAGATGTCACCAAGAACATTACCAGCACCGGTAAGGAATTGTTGAAATCCTGTAGGGTTTGCAGCGGCAAGCTGAGGAGATATATTAGCGTTACCCATAGTAGGTATGTTAAGCCCTCCTCCAGAAAGGCCACCACCCTGCCCAGTGTAACCCGGAAGGTTTAAGCCGCTTCCTAATCCGCCCTGTCCAGTGTAACCGGGAAGGTTTAAACTGTTTGGATTTATTATCATAGTAATTTACCTATCAAAGCCATTACGTTAATCTCCTGTAGTGACAAAGGAGAACCATCAATTTCTGATTCAAGACCTACCTGTACACTTGTTCCATATCCAGTGGTGTTTAAGCTACGTTGGTTTGTAAGTTGCCCACCTGTAAATTCTACTGTTGTATACTCGCTTTCACCGTAGAACCCAGTTATCTGAGTACCTACTGTAAACTCTGCTGTAGCGTATGTAGTATCAAAGTCATACGCCCACTTCATAAATACGACTGAGCTGTTAGCACCGACTAACGTAGGCTTTAGCTTCTTAAGTATTTTAATTCTTGCACTATCACCAAAGGTTAAGCTTGGGCTGTAGTACTTAAATCTGTAACCAGTACCGTTATCGCTGTAACCTGTATATGTACTGATACCTGCTGTAGTGCCAACATATAACGTACCATCGTCAAGTCTTGTAAACGATGTAAAACTAGTAGACGGCCAACGAGTAACACGGTATGATCCATTCTCTAATGTGCCTCGTACGTCAAAACAGTACGTTACATCTTGACCTACAAAGGTAAGCAAATAAAAGCCTTCTTCTGGGCTATAGACAGACCTAAAAAATTGAGTCTCATTTTGTAGTGCAGCAATGATGTCCTTAGTAATGTTTCCTGACAAACTACTAATAGGCATTGACTTTTCTTGTATTGTTCTACCAAAACTTTTAAGACCAGTGTGTGACAAGAACAACAAGTCAGTACCTGTATACTGCACAGTGTCTCTGTTGACACAACCAATGCCAGCTACAGTGTCTGCTAAAGTCATAGAAGCAGGAGAGGTAGCCCCGTCATACACAATAATGCTGTGCTTACCAAAAATAATTAAGGCGTTGTTGTGGGCCGCTAAAGCTACAATCTCATCGTAGCCGTCAGGCCATACCTTAGAGATGTCTATGTTGCCGCTAGAACCGCCCGTCCAACTAATGCCGTCTAATAAATCAGACCAGTAAATAGTAGATTTGTTGGTGCTAAAGTCTGCCGTCCAGAGTCTTCCGTAAGCCGCTAACACTTCGTTGCCGTACATGGTGCTAGCAACACCGCTAGCGTGCGTATGGTCGCTCATGGCTTGTACAGCGCCAGAGGTGTTGTCATACACTAAAGGCTCAAAGCCGCGCTGAAACATGTAGATACGGTCGTTAAAGTCTACAAGCTTCCAGTTGTCTGCGTTAATACTATAGCCAGCAGGAGTCTCATCTACTAATGTAGCTGTACCGCTAATAATCTTGTTGTTACCAACAGAAAAAACCTTAGTGTTTCCTGCGTTGTCTCTAAACTCTTTGATAGCACGTAATGAATCAGTCCCTAGTACAGTCTTGTTTGTTGTAACAGCGGTGTGGCCCTTACGTGCAGCAATACGACCACGCTTGTCAATCACAGCGTTATCTGCAATTTCTGCAAACGACGGATCTTGAGCCAGCGGCGAGTCTTCGGTGTTAACACCTTTGAATGCCGGAGCTACAAGATTAATACTTTGAAGTTCTTGAGCCATATTAGATAGTCCTAAATACCATCTCTTCAGGATGCTTTGCTGCGTCAATAGCAATAGCGTCTGACAAGTACTGGTTAGCTATAGTAAAGTACTCAGCAGTAGACGTACCACCTGTTTCACCACGTTCACGTGCAAGCAACGCTACAGTTAAATGAATGACTGGCATAGAAGGAACAAGAAGAACGTCAGCGTCGGCAGACAGATCCGCTTGTCGTTTAACAGTATCTACACGTATGTTATATACACCGTCTGGTGTTGGTCCTACAAGGATCTGCGTATCACCGTTAGAATCTAGACCATTATAAGTATAATATTGCGGCGTTCCTTCTGAAGCGTTTCCAATGTATAGTGCTTCGTTAAACCAATCCTTAGTTTGATACTGCATAAAACAATTATGAGTATCGTTTAACATGGTCATAACTTTAATGTTATCGCCACCACCTGTTAGAGAGTATGTATTGTCTGAAGCAACAGTAGATATAATTAATGTTTCACGTAAGGCAGACCAATCAGCAGCCTGACCAACTAACGTCTTAGCATCGTTAATAAAATCACCTACCATCTTAACGTAGGTTGTACTGTTAACAGACGTTGTTTCTTCTTCACGAAGTCTGCGTAGTACGCTGTTCATAAGATTTAAATATGTCATACTAGCATTCCTTGTATCTTTAATGGCGTAGGCATTTTTCTAGGCGATAGCCCTTTTAAGAATGGATCAAACTTTATAACTTCTGGTTTAGAAAGCTGCGCTATCATTTGCTCTTGTTGTTGCCCTAAGCCTGTTAAGCCGCCTAAAAGACCTACTCCTAATCCTGCAATGCCTTGTCCAATACCACCTATCTGCGTTCCAAGACCAGCAACGTCTGACATCAATCCACCAATCTGCCCACCAATCTGACCAAACTGACCAGCAACACTACTCTCAAACGCTTGTTGTGCTTCGGCTTGGCTAATCTGGCCTGCTTGTAGTGCGTTAATGTCTACGTCAACATTAGAAAATAGTTGATTAACGTCTTCACCAAACTCGTCAAACTGCCGACGTGTATTCTCGTCTAGTTGTGTAACATCACCCTGCACATTAAGCAGTGACTGTTGCAGTCCTCTTCGCTCATCAGCGGCCTCTGCGGCTTTAACTGAAGCATCTGCTTGGTACTGAGCAAAAGCATCTGCCTGACTAACTTGCCCTGCTTGAAGACCTGCAATGTCTACATTAACACCTGCAAACAGTTCGTTAACGTCTTCACCAAACTGGTCAAACCTAGCCTTAGTGTCAGCATCAAGCTTAGTGACATCACCACCTACAGCAAGAAGAGCTTGTTGTAAACCACGTCTTTCGTTTTCCGCCGTTTGCTGTCCTGCCGCAATACCTGCGATAGAAGACTCTAGCTGTGTTTGAACATTGCCTATATTTGTTCCAAGCTGGTTAAGCTGGCTATTTAACGCCCCTTCAACGGCAGATAGTTGTCTTAATGTACTAGCTTCTACGCCGGTAATTTGTGATAGCAACCGTGCCTCAGCATCCGTTAACTGTCGCGCCTGACCTTGAGCCTGAGCCGCTAAAGCATTTTGTAGGCTTGTTTCTACGTCTTGAACCTCTCCTGCTGTAGCAAACCCAGCTCCTTGAAGCGCCTTGTCAATGTCTTCAGGAGTAGCAAAACCAGCACCTGCTACGGCATTTTCAATATCTGCTGGGGTAGCAAATCCTGATGCCGCTAATGCACTGCCTAGTTGTTCAGGGGTTACATAACC